TCCGCCGTCCTGCCGCTACAATCTTAAATCGTGTTTGATCGTTAAAGACTTCTTGTTGCCAAGGAAGTAGTTCAACATTAAGCTCCAAGAGGTTTGGCTTCCTTCATGATGTCAACAAGTTCTTGACTACGGCGACCCACTTGGTTGTACCACTTTGAGTTAACCATTTCGTTTGCCGCCATCAGGTAGTTACCTTCATTCACATAACGAATCATGTTTTTAAACTTACCTAACCTTGAACGTCCTAGATTAAACGCCATGTTAACCAACACACGTTGTACATCTTCAGGGTGTGAACTAAAATTTAAAAACAATGCGCTTGCATCCGTACACGCGGCGTTGCAATCGTCATGAAATACTTGGAGGATACGCTCATCAGTTACTGGAGTTCCAACAGGCCACGTATGTTCCATATCATTTTCTGTAACTAGATGACCAATACCAAATGTAGGTAGGTTCTCAGAGTCTAAATAGATTTCTGTGACGTACCCTTCGTGACGAACAAGGTCTTCTTTAATCTGTTCAATCAGATTCGGGGGTAACATCAATTATATCCTCATCATTTGTAATTACTGTTTCACCACCAACACCAGTGATAGTGATTGACACCGCAGATCGCCCAGTATTGTTCTTATCTTTCTCAAAATAACTAACAGGCAACATACGATCCATTAATAACTTCCATGCCGCCGCTTGATTCTTATGCTCATCGTCTAACGCCGCACTCATAATACTATCAAGTACCTTTTGAGAGCGTGGAGATGCCAACAAACGAGCCTTAAACTCATTGATTGCCGCTGCATCTCCGGGAGGTCTTCCTCGTTTACCTCTGTTACCAGACTTTTTAGCCTCAACATCAGTCTTCCGGGGACGACCTACTCGTTTTCGCTGAGTATTCTCTGTCATATACAGTACTCTATAGTTAACACAACAACAAATACAAGAGATAATTACTTTTAAAGATTATAACTTATGCATTTGTCTCTTGCGTTTGCTCTAAAGTGTAATTATTATAGCATACTTTTTAGAAAAAGTCAAGTCCTTTTAACATAATCACTTTATATTGTTGTAAAATACCTCCCTTGTTCCCTTCTTCAGCGGGTCTCAGGCGATTTCCTTGACCTCCGCAGAGGCGCGTAAGTCTTTGTAAATGCAAATCATTCTCATTTAGATTATTATTTATACGTTATACTTTTTAGATGCGAATTATTCTTATTTAACATAATCCTAAATTGACTCTTTTTTGTATCTGAGCAGTATCTCCGGTTGCCAATTGTGCCGACAGCCCTCCCCCGCCTCTAAGGAGTACCCTAGTGCCATTTTTGAGTGATTCCGCAACAAAGACTGTTTAGATTCCGGCCTAGAATTCCAGAGAGTGAGTGACTAGACAGTACCCGCTAGCATCAACCTAGAACCTGCCCAACACTGATCACCTACTGCCCGCCACAGTTTCTGAATTGATCCCCGCCATATCCTTTGTACATACAAACTACTGTACAAAAATTATACAGGGAACTTTTTCTATGAATCGTTGTCAAAGGATCATGCGGCGCGGAAATCGTCGCATCGGTCGCGGGATTCCGATACCCGTTATTTAACATAGCTAGTTAACGCGGTTTCTTTGGAGTCTCGCGATTGATCAATTCTTTGTACATACAAAAAAGGTGATTAATCATGACTACTCAAAAGCAAACACTTTCTGTCGAAACTATCGCGTCAAACTTCTCGCACAATGTCGTTAAGCAATTAATGATTAAAGAAAAGGCGGGGCTGGTTATCACTGATCAGATTCGAATGATCATTGGCATTAAACCAGTCGCGGAGCATAAAGGATTGAAGGCGGTTGAAAAGGTACATATCACACCCGAAACAATCGAAATCATCCAGACTGCTTACACTGACGCGACAGGGGATAAAATCGCGGAGTCTACCCAATCGCAATATCGAACCTACATCGGCAAAATATTGCGAGCGATCAAAGACAATAAACGCGATTTAGTCGAGCAAGCGTTAGACGGGTGTAACTCACCTCAAAACGTTTATAAGCGACTCAAAAGCCTGTTAGACGACAATTCATCTAATGGAGCTAATGATCCCGCCAGTAAGAATGATGCGAGTGAAGCGCCGGAATCATCGGGTGAATCAGTAGATAAACAAACTACTGTCGATGACTCAAAAGCTTCTGTATCAGGATTCGATTGTACTGTTCGCGGGTGCAGTGACGACGACTTTATCGTTGAGAAACTGTACTTGAAGCTTTCGCGAGACGGCGGTGCTTTCGGGGTTCGCACTATCGCGAAAAAGCTTGAAGCATATGCGCAACACAAAATCGCGGCGCATGCGCTTTTGAACACTGACAAGAAAGCAAGTTAACGCGACTGGATGAACAAGCCCGCTAGCGAGTGATCGTTGGCGGGCTTTTTCTTTGTACATACAAAAGGAAATGACGAAATGATGATATTGAATTACGAAAGCAAAAAGCAGTTGAAAGAATCAATTGGTCAACCATTGCGATACACCGAGACTTCAATATTCGGGAATGAGTATCGTTCGACTGGTGTGATCACTGGTTCCAATCGTCCGCAATTGCGCGAGGGTACAGGCAAGCGCGAGTTCTTTGCGTCTGTTGTGATGCGTGATGGTGTGATCGCGGAGGTGAAGTGATGGATGAGTTCTATCTTGTGGCGATTGGATTCGTTGGTGTGTGGTGCATCTTTTGGGGTGTGATTGCAGGTCTGTGTGAATGGGTGAACAGGAGAAACTAAAATGTTCAAAGTGATTGTTCATACATACGAGGAGGGTGGGTGTTTACTCGTTAATCGTGTGTTGAATCTTGAGGATACCTTGAGTGAACTGTATTGCAGGGGACTCGGTGACAAGATGGGTGAGTTCATGTTGTCTAGGTATGATGCGGGTGAGTCTGAGTGGGAGTACTCATACGATCCGTGGACTATTGTGATCAGTGAGCTTGATGGCGCGGAGACGATGGATGTTTGATGATGATAGAGTGGAGCGAGAGCTTCTGAGGCGGGAGTTTCACCGCAATGAGATGGACACTGAAGTGTGGAAGCATAAGTTTCCTGATGTGTCTTTTACTGACAAGGTGATTGTCGTGTTTGAGGATGATTCTGCGATGGTGTTTAGACACTTGTATCACGATGATGCGGTGTTGTATGACATCAATTGGGAGTGTGTAAAGGAGTGTTATGATGTGTGACAATGTGGTGTATCAGTATGTGCCATGCGGATACGACTATCGTGAGGTAGAGTCTAAGTGTGGTACGACTGGGATTCATGGGGAGCTTCTGTTGTGTGACTCTTGTGAGCACACACGGGAGCGTAGAGAAGCTGACTCTGATGCTGACAATGCGTGGTTGCGTAGTGCAGGTTGGGGGGAAATGTGATGCGTGAGTATTATGTGTTGTGGGTAGGTGGTTGGGATCTTAAAGAATCCTTTGACCTTGATTCCATACTCGATGAATACAATGTGTGGAAACATCGTTGCAGAGATGTAGAAATTGAAGTAATTGATGTTGAGATGTAGTAGGGAACTTTTTAGGCAAATCCTTGTCTAAGTATTATGCTCGTTGAGAAACGCCATGATTTTTTTGTACATACAAACTGGAGAGTAGTATGAAAGTAGAGTGTAAGTTGTTTGATCTTAAGGATCTGACTGAGGGTCAAGTGTCGTTCATCGCTGAGTCGTATTTCAACGAAGCGCAGGAAGACTTTGATGGTGGGTATATGTCGTTGGCTCGTAGTAATTACGGTACGGCATATGAGTTGTTCATTATGATGGGCGGTTCTGAGTGGTATCAGTTACGCGCCAAGAAGTGTCAAGATCGTTTGGCAGAAATTGAGGAGATGAAGTAATGTTTAAGAAATACAATCCTGCGATCAATGCGTACATGCAGGAGAATCACGAGCAGATGTGTGACGGTATCATTGCCGTTGTGTTGACCATCAAGATGCCTCATTGGATGTGGCCTAAGATGATGGATGATTATCGTGCTAACAAGGGTAACTCCCAATACTTGTTCGGCTTCAAGCGCAAGACGTATGAGTATCTGCGAGACTATGGTGCGGAGTTGTACGATGATCTCATGGAGTTGTGGATGACTCCCAAGAAGGAACTTGGGGGTACTGTTCAGACCAAGGATGGGGCGATGATGATGCGTCTCTTAGATGTGCCGGGACTCGGACTAGCTAAGGCAGGCTTTGTCATGCAGATGATGTTTGGTCGTGTTGGGTGTATGGATGTGCATAACGTGCGTAGGCTCTACAAGGTTGACATCAAGGATGTGACGATCCAGAAGGGTGTCAAGTCGGACTCCAAGAAGTTCGAGAAGATCATGAACTATGTCAATCTGTTCACTGGTAATCGTACCACGCAGAAGATCTGGGACTCATGGTGTGAACAGGTCATGCATAACAAGTGTAATCGTGGGCGTTTTGCATCTGCTGATGATGTGTCTCGTCTACATCTAACTGTACTAACAGGAGAGTAATATGAAAAAGTTTGTGTTTACCGTACCGTACAAAGAGACGGTAACAGGACTGACCACGTTTAGTGTAGAGGCTGAATCTCTTGAGGAGGCGACAAACAAACTTAACAAAGAATCGCATATGTATTATTACGATTCAGAGCAACATTCTTCAGATGACTACGAGGAGTTTTGGGGTGAGTTATCATTAGAATATGTAAAGGAGGAAGATAAATGAAAGAGCTTAATCATTACGAGTTTCAAGTAACTGTTGTAGTTGCAGGCGAGACTAAAGAAGAAGCATACGATCATTTGTTTGACGAGCTACAATACCTAGCATCGTTAGATAATCTTGTGTTGGGTTGGTACGATGAGGAGAATGACCAATGAAAGGTGTATTAGTTGATCCGTATACACGGACGATTGAGAACGTGGAAGTAGGTGACTGGACTGACATCCAGAAGCACTTGCAGTGTAGGTTCTTTTGTAGTGGTGGATACGATGAGGGTGGTGATGCAATCTATGTGAACGATGAGGGATTGTATGAGGAGACAGAGTTCTGGTATGCACCGGATGTGTACCCTTACCCTTATGCAGGTCGTGTGTTGTTCCTTGGTATTGATGCGGGAGGTAATTCCAAGGATGCATGGCTTGATGCAGAGGATGTTGCGGACATGGATCACAAGTTCATGACACGCGATGAAGTGAGTGTAATGGGAGACCTAGGATGATTGGTTATAAGGATCAGTACCTCTATCATGGTACGCATTTTTGGTGGGATGAGGATGACAATGAGTACATCCTGTGTGCAACGTGGAAGTTTGAGAAGAACTATCCTGATATGCCTGACTACTGGCATTTGGAAGACCTAGAGGTCGAGCAGTATAACGGTAAGTATGATGATAATGGACTGGATGTGCGTAATGGTACAAATGTCTGGTGTGATGTTGAACGTGATGGATGTCCTGTCGCTGACATAGTGGAGGTAGATTACTCATGAATCATTACACAACAGACCAGATGATTGAGTTCATCAGGGAGATTGACCCTTTAACTGTAGAGTTTGATGGTTATGATGGGATTCTTGAGGCCGCATCTGTGCGATTGTCAACGCAGTCACAGCATATTGACTTTTTGCGTGGTCGTCTTGCGTTGGCAGAGCATGTGATTGGTGAGTTGTATCTTATGCAGAGGGAGTATGAAGAATGAGTGATAACACACTGATTGCAAGTATATTGGAGTATGTTCGTGATCACTACATACACTTTGATTGTTACCCCGCAGATGTTGAAGTCGAAGGTAAAGTGTACAAGTGGGATGAATATTGGGAATTAATTAGAAACGAGAAGGTATGAAGAATGACAATAACTTTTGAGGATGGACGTGTGCGTCTTGAATCGATAGTTGTAGACTATCTGGATGATAGGAAGGGACTATGCAAGCGAAGTATACACCGGAACAAATGAAAATATTTGTTGGCATGTGGAATAACGGACACACTGCCGCTGAAATAGCTGAGAAGTTGGGCGGTTCGATCAACTCAATCAGACAATTTGCTTGTCGTTACCGCAAAAAGTATGGGCTTGAGAAGCGTGAAGGAGGACATGCTCCGCCTCGTAAAAACTTTGACAAAGCATGGCATGGTGTGATACCCTGTGGTCACTGGATGGTCACGAAAAAGTGGGGTTGAATATTTAATGGATACTTTAATTACATCAGCTATCTTGTTGATTTATGTGGCATTATTAATTACATCTTTTCTAAAGAAAGGAGATGATGAATGAGATGTGTTGCATGTAACTGTCTGTTGACAGACTTTGAGGCGACAAGAAAGTCGTCAGAAACTGAGGAGTTCCTCGATCTTTGCAATGATTGTTACAATCCGATACGCGATCAAGTCAAAGCAGTTGAGCGACATGACCTCATGAGTATTGATGACATTGTTGACACTGAAGATTATTCATGATACACTATTCTCTCTAGAGTTATCTAAGAGATTACTTTATTATTATTATCTTTAGAGTCTTTGTATCTACAAAGGAGACTACAGAGTATGGGTGATTTAGAAATTCCAATTGAAGAGTTCTCTCTTGCGATGGAAGAACACAACAATCACATTATGTTGACAGACTGTTGTGAAATGATTTATCGTTATGGTCTTCATCGTGTACTAACTTCTCTTGCGGATTACTGTTGCGATCCTAAAGAGTCTTATGCACTGATGGTGTTGAGTAAGTACTACAAGGAGAACGAGAGTGGCTTTTGTAAAGATGCACCTACCATGCAATGATTGCGGGTCTAGTGATGCATTGTGTGTAAATGATGACGGATGGACTCATTGCTTCTCCTGTGAGGCACGTAGAGCACCTGAGTCAGACGATTGGGCAGAGCGTAATAGTGAGGTACTGATGCACGCTACAACATACGACAGTGAGCCTATTGGGGCTTGGAACAATGACGACTTATACCGAACGATTATCGACAGAGGTATCAGTCGAGACACCGCCAAGGCGTACAAGTGTATACGTGATGGTGAAGATGGTGTGACTATGTTTGCGTACACAGATGCCAAGGGTAATGTGATTGCTGAGAAGGTACGCTCGCATGACAAGAACTTTTTTATCAACGGTAACTGGAAGGACGCACAGTTCTATGGACAGCACCTGTTCAGTAAGGGTGGTAAGTTCGTTACGATTGTTGAGGGTGAGTTCGATGCGATGGCCGCGTACCAGATGCTTGGGTCTAAGTATCCCGTTGTGTCAGTACGCAATGGTGCAACCTCTGCCGCCAAGGATATACGCAAGCAATACGAGTGGTTTGATTCCTTTGACAACATCGTTATCTGCTTTGACGGCGATGAAGCAGGGCAGAAAGCGGCATCACAGGTAGCAGAGATCTTTGGTGGTAAGGCCAAGGTGTTCAAGCACCTCGATGGCATGAAGGATGCGTGTGATTATCTTCAGCAGAAGAAGATGAAGGAGTTCTCCGACAAGTGGTGGGCATCTGAACAGCATGTACCTGACGGGATCATTGTGGGTAGTAGTCTGTATGATGATGTGATGAAACCTCTTGCACCTGCTGATTGTGTGTATCCTTTTGCAGGGGTAAACGATCTGACCTATGGTATACGCAAGGGTGAGCTAGTCACTATCACTGCAGGATCTGGACTGGGTAAGTCACAGTTTGTGCGTGAGATTGTGTGGCATGTACTCAACAAGACTGAGGACAACCTAGGTCTGATGTTCTTGGAGGAGTCAGTGCGTAAGACAGGTCTATCATTGATGTCTCTTGCGGCTAACCAACCACTCCACTTACCAGACACAGACGCAACCGATGAGGACAAGACTGATGCGTTTAACAGGACACTCGGTACTGACCGTATATATCTGTTCGATCACTTTGGTAGTACCAGTGTTGATAACATTATTAGTCGAGTACGATATCTTGCCAAGGGACTGGGCTGTAGTTATGTATTCCTCGATCATATTAGTATCGTGGTGTCTGCTCAAGCCAGTGGTGATGAACGCAAAGCAATAGACGAGATCATGACCAAGCTACGTATGCTTGTGCAGGAGACAGGCATTGCTTTGATTGTGGTGTCACATCTCAAGCGTCCTGACTCCAAGGGACATGAGGAAGGTGCGGCTACATCTCTTGCTCAACTGCGTGGGTCTGGTTCTATCGCACAGTTATCTGACATGGTGATTGGACTTGAGCGTAATGGTCAGGCTGAAGATGTGCAAGAGCGTAACACTACCCGTGTGCGTGTGCTGAAGAACCGATTCAGTGGCACAACTGGACCTGCAGGTGCATTGCTGTATTCTCGTAACACTGGTAGAATGACTGAGATTAATGAAGAGGAGTTGTAATGAGGGTATTGGTACTCGACATTGAGACCAACCTTGCACACGATACGATATGGTGTTGTGGTTGCCACTATGACAACTACACCTCTATCTACACAGATGCTAAGCACGTACAAGCATTAGTAGATAAAGCCGATGTAGTGGTAGGACATAACATCATAGGGTTTGATGGGCCAGTGTTGTCACGGGTTTGGGGAGTCAAGATTCCCCTCTCCAAAGTCCACGACACTCTGGTCATGTCAAGGCTATGGAATCCACAACTGGAGGGTGGTCATAGTCTACGTGCATGGGGTGAAAGGCTCGGTGATTTCAAGGATGACTTCACTGATTTTGATGGTGGTTACACTGATGAGATGGCTGACTATTGTATGCAGGATGTCAATGTAACCGTGAAACTGTATGACAAGTTGTCAAGAGAACTCAAGGACTACGGTCACTCTGTTGATCTTGAACATCAAGTTGCACACATCATGAAGAAGCAGGAAGACAATGGTTTTAAACTCAATGAGAAAGAAGCTATCTCTTTGTTGGCTACGCTTAAGGATAGGATGGCTTTTATCACTGACCACTTGCAAAATATATTTCCTCCGATTGTGGAAGAGCGTTGGTCAGAGAAGACCGGCAAGCGTCTCAAAGACGGGGTTACCGTATTCAATGTGGGGTCAAGACAACAAATCGCACAGCGTCTTCAGGAGCGTGGCGTTAAGTTTACTAAGAAGACTGAGAAAGGCAGTATCATAGTTGATGAGGGTACACTTAAGGGGATTGATCTACCTGAAGCACAACTGATTGCTGAGTATCTGATGATACAGAAGCGTGTTGGTCTGCTTGATTCATGGATTGATAGCGTTAAGGATGACGGTAGGGTACACGGTAGGGTGATCACTAATGGTGCTGTGACTGGACGCATGACACACCAGAAACCAAACATGGGGCAAATCCCTAGTGTCAACAGTGAGTATGGTGCGGAGTGTCGAGCCTTGTGGATTGTAGAGGAAGGTAATGTTCTCGTTGGTACTGACCTGAGTGGCATAGAACTACGATGCCTAGCTCATTACATGCAAGATGATGAATGGACAGAGGAGTTATTGAATGGAGATATCCATCAGAAGAACGCTGATGCCGCAGGCATTACGAGACCGCAGGCTAAGACTCTCATCTATGCAACCCTTTACGGCGCGGGACCCGCAAAGATTGGTAGTATTGTCGGGGGAGGTGCGCGTGAGGGGCAAGAGGTCTTGTCGCGCTTTTATGCTAACACCCCTGCGTTATCAAGACTTATGGAAAAAGTTAAGAAAGTGGCGAGCAAAGGGTACGTACCCGGGTTGGATGGTAGAAGAATCATTGTTAGATCTGAGCATGCCGCGCTCAACAGCCTCCTTCAAGGTTGCGGGGCTATCATTGCAAAGCAGTGGTGTATTGAAGCACACAAACAATTCAAGCGATTTCGCTTACCTGTGCGACAAGTTGCATTTGTACATGATGAAATTCAAATTGAAACATCGGAGAGAGATGCTCAAGATGTTGCAATGTGGATGACTACTTCTGCGACACACGCAGGAAAAGTCTTGGGGTTTCGGTGTCGCGTTGATGCTGAAAGTAAAATAGGTAACAATTGGTTTGACACACACTGAGTAGTTGTGTTATAATATATGTTCAATTACTTCCTACGGAGAAAAGTATGAGTGATTTATTTAAGATTCAGGACATTGAGTTGTACTGGCCTAGTCTGTATGAGGTGAATCCAACATCTCAAAAGTATCAAGTTGACTTGGTAAACCTCAACCCTAAGCAAGTTGAGAAGCTTGAGAGTCTGGGTGTTGATGTGCGCACCAAGGATGATGAGCGTGGTTTCTTTGTGACATGCAAGTCTAAGTATGAGATCACACCTTACGATACAAGTGGTGAAGCTTTACCTCGCAATATCAAAGTAGGTAATGGCTCCCGTGGTACTGTGATGGTTCAACCATATGCATGGAAAGGACCGACAGGTAACAAAGGTGTCTCTCTTGGTGTCAAGAAGCTGATCGTCACAGACCTTAGCGAATACGTTGAGTCTGATGATAAGTACGAGGATGTAGAAGTACTGTGATCGCACTGATTGATGGTGATATCCTCTGTTACCGCATAGGATTTGCAACACAAGAGGAGTCTCAGGATGTGGCTATCAGGACGATGGCCTCGTTCCTTGAAGATTTAGTTATGTTCGATCTTGATGTTGGGGAGTGGAAGACTTATCTAACTGGCTCATCCAACTATCGACATGACTACGCCATCACAGCACCTTACAAGGGTAACCGTAAGGGTGAGAAACCTACGCAT